AGCGCGCAGGGACAGGCAATTACCAGGAGAACCAGTGCCTTGTAGAGCGCCTGTGTCCACATCCAGTCGAACAACCAGGGGCCGCCAATGGCCACGACTACGGCAATCACAAAAATTGCCGGCGTGTAGATTGCGGCAAAGCGATCCACGAAACGTTGAGTGGGTGCCCGTGTGCCTTGTGCGGCCTCCACGGCGTGGATGATGCGCGCCAGCGTGCTGTCGGACGCGGGGGCCGTGACACGGATTTCCAACGCCGCAGCCTGATTGATGGTGCCGGCGAAGACTTCATCGCCAGGGCTCTTGTCCACCGGCAGGCTTTCGCCGGTCACGGGGGATTGGTCAATGGCGCTCTGGCCCAAGGTCACGATGCCATCCAGAGGAAGGCGCTCGCCGGGGCGAATACGCACCGTCGCGCCCACAGTGACTTCCTTGACGCCGATGCGTGCCCAACTGCCGTCGTCTTGACGCACTTCGGCCTGCTCCGGCGCGAGCGCCAGCAAGCTCTTGATGGCACCGCGCGCCCGATCCACGGCGCGCGCCTCGATGGCTTCCGCAATGGCATACAAGGCCATCACCATCGCCGCTTCGGGCCACTGGCCGATCAGAAAAGCGCCGGTCACGGCCACGGTCATCAGGGCATTGATGTTCAAGCGGCCCTGTCGCAGCGCGGCCAGTCCCTTGCCGTAAACCGAGAAACCCGACAGCGCGATGGCCGCCGCAGCCAGTGCCATTCCCAGCGCCTTGACTGGCACGCTGTCTGGGAAGGCGAATGCCAAGCCTTCGGCCGCCACGGCGAGCCCAAGGGCGCCCAGCGACTTGCCCCATGTCGTCCAGAAGCCCGTTGGCGAGGCAACCGCAGCAGCCGACGAGCCTGTGTCGCCAAGAGGTTCCGGCTTGAAGCCTGCCTTGCGGATTGCGTCCAGCGCCTGCTGCAAGACAGGATCATCGGCGGCAATGGCCAACTCGCGTTCGCCCAGATTGAATTGCAGGCTACGAATTCCCGTCATGCCGTCCAACGCCCGGCGGATTTCCGACTCCTCCGAGGCACAGTCCATGTTTGCAATGCGGAAGCGCTGGGCATTCTTCGCGCCGAGGGGTTCTGGCTTGAAACCCGCTTTGCGGATCGCTTCCAGGGCTTGGGGCAGCGCGTGGTCATCGGCGGCAATGGCAAGCTCTCGATCCCCTAGGTTGAATCGCAGGCCGCGAATCCCCGCCATGCCTTCCAGCGCCCGGCGGATTTCCCGCCGGACCTGAAGGCGGGCGTTGAGTGCCGCGCGGTGGTCGGAGGCCGTCCGGGAGCAGGTCACCATTAGGGGCTTCCCCCGGACGATGAAGCGGACCTTGTAGTGCCGCTTGCCCCGCTCCACGGTGTAGGCGATGCCCGCCTCATCCAGCTCGCGCTTTGTCGCTTCCAGCGTCTGGCTCACGGAGGGTTCCTCAGAATGGGGGCTTGTCCGACTTCGGGCCGTCCGCCAGGGGTTCCTGATGGGGCTCGACCTTGGGCCAGTCGAAGGGTCCGCCAAAGTTCTTGTCCCAGTGGTTGCGGACATCGGACAGCGGCGGGAGGTAGTACATGTACACGCGCTTCTTGATCATGACCTCGAAGCCGTGCTCATTGGTCCATGGAATCTCCGCCATTTCCTGCTTCGACTGCGGCCAGCCGTCCGGGAAGGCCCGGGCAAGCCACTTGCCGAAGCCGGTGCGGCTCATGCGGAAGTTCCGGCCCTGGTCGCGGAGGTCGTTCACGTAGTCGTCATACAAGGCATCCTTGACCACCTTCGCCCGCCACTCCTGGTCGGTCTTGAGCAAGCGGCCTTCCCACAGCTTCTCATACATCCACTGGGTTTCCGGCGACATGCTCATGATCTTCTGGTCCTGGAGGGCGCGGGTCTGGGGAACTTGGCGGACCTCATAGTTGGACAAGTCATAGGTGAGGAGGAAGTGGAGGAGGTGTTCCAGGCCCCCGTTGTCCAGATCGTCCTTGATGCGCTTGAAATAGGCGTGGTCCTGCTTGTGGCCCTCGCCCACCTCCATGACGAAGAACCGGCGTTCATCCAGACCCGCGGGCACCACCCAATCTTCGTTCGAGGCGAGGACCAGGTGGACATAGTTCGGGGCCGCTTCCGCGTCCACGCCCTTGCCCTCGATCACCAGGTGTTCTTCGGTCACGAGGGTCTTGAGCACGCTTTCGTGCTTCTTGTCTCCGGCGAAGAAAGCCTCATCACCGAACAGCAGGACGGTATCGCGGAGGTGGGCGTTGAAGGAGCCCACCAGGTGCTTCGAGTCGCTGACTTGGAGGTAGTGACGCCCGAACATCGCGCCCAGGACCTTGGCGAAGAAGGACTTGCCGGTGCCGCGGCGACCGCGGAGGACCACGGCCACTTCGCCCGGGCCGTCCGGGTGCTGAACCATCCGCGCCATCCACCCGACCAAGTAGTGGTAGTGCTCCGGGTTCCCTGAGCAGACGTTGTCGCGGATGTGGTTCAGGAAGGGCATGTGCTTCTCGCCCGGGAGGGAGTCGCACGCGAACCCGCGCCAGAGGTTGTAGGCTTCTTCGACCTCCTGGCCGGGGGCAAACACGATGGTCTCATATTGGCGGCGCTGGGGGTGATCAATCCAGAAGGCTCCCGCGGCCTTCTCGATGGGCTTGCCCTCCTCCGAGTGCCCAACCACTACCTTGATGTGGCGGTAGCGGTTGCGGAAGTCCTCGAAGGACTGCTTGCTGATTTTGGTCCGCTTCATCGCCGGGTCCCAGACCTCGCTGATGATGCGGCACTTCCCGCCGATGTCCGCGATGACGGCGTGCTTCTCGTTGAGCTTGCGCAGCCAAGGGTCCACCGCCTCCTCGTGGGCACGTTCGATCTGCCGCAGGGCGTAGCCTTCCCAGTTCGGCTTGTCTCTGACGCTCGCGGCGATTTCGTTGGAGCCCGTGATCACCGCGAAGATCATTTCATCAGGGACCTCCGCCCGCACGAGGTCGCAGCAGACCTTGAACAGGGCTTCCGACCGGGAGGGGTACTTGGTCGGGTCCAGCGGGTCCTGCCCAGTAGCAATCAGCGCCAGTCAGTGGTCGCTGATAGCCTTCCCGTGCTCATGGACCCACTCCCGCAGCTCCTCCGTCCCGATGTCCGGGACGTTGCCCGTGATCTTCACCTTCGGACGGCCCCCGGCCAGGCCCTGCTCCGCCATCTGGACTCGAACCGCGGGGGTGAATTGTTCGATGGGGTAGCTGGCGTCATTCCACTCCACGAGACGGGCGAGGGTCGGCTGGCGGCCCTTCTTGCGCTTTTTGGCGTTTGGGACATTAACCGTCCCTACCAGCCTGAGAATCCTGTCGATATTGTGACAGTGGTCTGCCTGAAAGACTTTCTCAAGCTGGATGTTATACGCCTCCAACTCCTGGGCCTTCGCCACAGACCCCTGAATCTCCAACTTGTCTGAAGGTTTTAGCCTCCACAACGCCTGGACCCCGCCCCCGGAATCAATAATGCAGGAGGGGGACGGAACAAATGACTTCAGCAACTTCAGCGCCCGCTCCTTCTCCTCCTCCGGGTCCTCCCCTGCTCGCGGGTCCATATCCACGTGCAGGAACTCCATCCGCGCGATGTCCTCCTTGCTCGATTTCGAGTCGATAGCCCGGCGGGTCGGGTTGAGGTTGTAGTAGATGTTTTCCTTGCCCTGGCGTTCTTCAATCCACTTTGCGGCCTCCGTCCATTTGGTAGCGTCGAAAGTGCGGGTGGTGGTGCGACCGTCAGGAACGATACTTGTTAAAACCCAAGGACCTTCCGGGCGAAACTTCTTGAGGAAGTTGATTGCGTCCTTGGTCTTGTGCTTCGGCAGTTCCGCCATTTCTCATCCCCCTCAGATGTTCCAGTATTCGCGCAGGCGCTCCACGGGGGCGTTCCCACTTTCCATTTGAATCAGCCAGAGGCGAGTGCAGCCCAGAGCGGCGGCGATTTCGCGCTGGGTCTTACCCGAGCGGCGGCGGAACAGCAAGCAGACCTCGTGGGGCTTCAGTTGTCCGAGGTGCTGGCGCGGTTGATCGTCCAGGCGGCGGTCCGCTTCCCATTCACGGTAGCGGTCCGGGTGCACCCCGTACTCCTTCGCGGCCTCAATCTGATTGAGGCCATTGCGGCGGCGGTGTAGCAGTAGGCTTTCGCCTTTGGTTGGTGTCACTGTAGCAGACATGTACAAATCTCCTTGGTTCTTGGAAGGCGTGTCCAACGTGCGACACAGACCTCATACAGGCGTTCTCGCGGAACCCGGCCCAGCATAGCAGCGGCCACCGCTCCATCGAATAGCAACCACTCCGTCTCCCCGACCTTCAGCAGAAGGAAGGCCCGGCCCCCGGCCTTGCGGCGACGGGTCAGCCAGGTCCTCTGCTGGCGGGTGAAGTGGTCCACTCGAAGCGGTCCGCCCCTGGGCGGCCAGCGTTCAGCGAACTTCAATTCAATCCAGCCCTGGTTGTAGTTCACATCCGGGGTCCCGGGCACAATGGGGTTCTCCACGCGCACCGGGTCCAGCGACCGGATGACGGGGCGGATGGAATCCCACATTGAGGCTTCAGACATCAACCCACCTCACTTCGATGTTGTAACGGCTGGCGACTTCCAAAGCCTCATCAATGCGTTGATTCCACTCAGCAACCCACCCCGGATCGCGGCCCGAGTAGTCGATGCCCGGGAATGCGACCCGCTTCACGCCCGCCTTCCCCGCGGCTTCCATACAGTTCTGGCAGCAGGGAAAAGAAGTATAGAGGGTGAATCCCTCCGCAGTCGAGCCCAGAAAGTTGAGTGCGTTGATTTCCGCGTGAACAACGTGCTGGTATTTGTACCCGCGGTCAGCGTACAACTCTGGCGAGTCATCGTGCCCGGGCGGGAAGCCGTTGAACCCGGTCGAAGCCACGCTGTTGTTGGGCCGAACCAGGACGGCTCCGACCTTCGTGGAAGGGTCCTTGCTCCAGCCCGCGACGTGTTGGGCCAGCCCAACATAGCGGCGGTCCCAGCGGTCTTGACGTTCGCTCATTTCACCTCCTCCTTCAGCAAAACCTTCTGGGCGACGTTCCCGAGGAAGTAACCGCCCAGCAGGAGCCAGGTCAAGGACTCGAAGGCGTCCACCGGCAACTTGCCCACGTACAGGAGACAGACCATGACCGCCTCCCAGATCATCGCCGCCCAGAACTTCCGGGAGGTCCAGCGCACGGCGATGTCGTTCATATCAGCCCCTTCTCGTAGGCGATCCATTCGGTGACCGTCAGCGTGACGGTCCGACCGTTCTTGGCCACGTTCTTGATCTGAGACTTGGGCATCCAGACTTCCTCCTCACCGCCGTGGTCGATGAGCAGGGCCTTGTCCGTCTCGTGCTTGACGGTACATTCGATGTCCACGGTGTTGTCGTTGCTTTGACGCATGGGGTTCTCCTTCGGTTCGCCCCGGACTTCCTCCGGGGTCAAGCGGGTGCACTTTGCGCAGCGTGCGTCCGCGAACAAGTAGGTGACCTGCGCGTCACACTGATAGCAGAATTTCATGATGGTGGGTTCCCGTCCCAGCCCATGGAGTGACCCCAGCTCTGCCCAATCTCCACGTCCACCTTTGACGGGAGTTCGAGCGGCGTGCACGTCCTCATGATGTGGGCGGCTTCCGCGGCCTCCTTCATGTCGTGTACGCTGAAGGCGATCTCATCGTGGACCTGGATGATGATGTCCAATCCGGCTTCCGCGCAGGCCACCATCGCCATCTTGGTCTGGTCCGCGGAGGAGCCCTGAATCAGCCGGTTCAGTCCCTTGTGGGTCCAGTCATAGTTCCCGTCCTTGTCCTTCGGGAAGCGGCAACGGCGACCGCTCAGGGTCGTGATGTAGCCCACGGCCTTCGCCCGGGCTTCGCAAGCCTTCGCCAGCTTCTTGATGAA